TCCAACTCCTGCTGCATAATACTCACCTCCGTGATTTGTTTCCCAACGACCTTTGGCTTTGGAGTCCTCACGCAGTTTCACATTACCAAAAATTTGTTTGTACTCTGGTGAATCAATAATATTACGAACCTTAGAACCAAACCTTACTGCCAGTTCTGTGTTGTGCGACACCTGCATTATTTTCATTTTTGGATACTTGCCAATGATCCATGCAGGAAAATATACAGATGCAAATTCAGATTTAGTGTGTCTAGGGGGCATATTGATAATGAGCCTCCCTTTTTTATCTGCAGCAATGTTCGTAAACTCGTGAGCAATAATCTGATGATGTCCCCACTTACTCCTATCTTTTTCTTTACGACATATAAAATCTGGCCAGACTTCCTGAACAAAATACAAAAAGTGATCCTGACACAACTTAATGTGTTTAATCCAGAGTCTCTCTACTTCGAGCCTTAGTTTTTCTGTTGTCATTAAATCAGACTTCAAGAACCCTCTCCCATCGTAACCGTAATTCTAACTGAACATCTTGATGTT